CAAGGCTGGGCTATCACGGCAGGAACTGCTCTCCCTAGCCGCTGAGTACCAAGAGTTCCTCGTCAACAACGCAGATCGCGCCCTAGCATTCCATGAGTTTGATTCCCAAGTATTAGGTAAAGAGTGGATAGAAGCGCAGCGCCCCTTCTTTGAGAACGACCCAAAGTTATGGGTAGTCTGGCATGAGTCATACGGGATAAGTAACTTACGAGAACTGGCGGGCCGCTATCTCAACATACTTATACCAAACGCCGAGATAGAAGCGGTAACCAACCTGTCAGGAGTAACTCGTGGTCTTGCACGCCAGACAGGAACCACCTTTCACGCCCTCGGATGTGCCAAGCCAGACAACCTACGACAGATACCATTTGGCTCAGCGAGCACATTGTCATGGCTATCACCGATGCGCAGAGGTGAGACGATCATCTGGGATGGCAAGCAGATCAAGAGATATCGCAAGCGCATGAAAGACCAAGCACGCATCCGTTACAAGACGGTTGTCGATCGTGCTGGACTAGACTATTCTGAGTTTGTTAAAGATAGTACCCTCGAATCGACTAGAGTTGCAGTCTGGTCATACCTACAGATGGAGTCCGCTATGGAGAAGAAACCGCCTAACTTCCACATCATTGATGGGGGTAAAAAGGACATAGTATCTGATAACAGCGATGACCTGTATACGGGGCTAATGATGGAATTAGGGGGTGACCCTTCTGATAACAGTGGTGCAGAAGGGAGGAAAGTGGAGCGTGCAGAAGTCGTAGAACGCGCCCCAGAAGAGATGCAAAATCTCCCAGTGTTTGGCTTCAAGACTAAGACAATCGTAGAGAGAGGCGATGACGGCAAGGATGTCCTTAAGGATGTTCCTGTCGTTCACACGCAACAAGCAAGCCTTCGTCAGTGCGATACCTGCTTCGTTGCAAGCAACTGCCCAGCCTTCAAGCCACAGAATCAGTGCGCATTTAACCTGCCTGTTGAGGTAAAAACCAAAGATCAACTCAAGGCGTTACTCACTGCAATTATTGAAATGCAGGGGCAAAGAGTGGCTTTTATGCGTTTTGCAGAGGAAATGAACGGTGGTTACGCAGATCCAAATCTCTCGCAGGAGATCGATCGCTTGCTCAAGTTAGTGGGCAATGTCAACGAGATGGATCAGAATAAAGAGTTCATCCAAATCACGGCAAGCCGTCAATCTTCGGGTGGTGTACTCTCTGCAATCTTCGGAGATCGCGCCCAAGCACTGAAAGAGTTGCCAGAGACACTCAAAGAAGAGTCAGTCACTAAGATCATTCAGCAGTCTATTGAAGATTAGTAGTATCTGATAACAGTCAATTATTAGATTGAAACTGGGTAGTCGTTTACCCTTTTGTCCCAGCACTTGTCAAACTTGCTTCTTAACAGGTGCGTGATAGGTTTCGTTACCTCACAATAGGGTACTCAAAATAAGTAGGGTATTTCATCAAGTAGAGAAATAGGGTATATCAATGTCATTATTTTCATTCAAGTTGGCTGACGACTTTGTTGCTCCGTACAAGGCAAAGAAGGCTCCATTTGGATACCAAGATGCAGCAGGAAACTCGGTAGGAGAGATCACATTCTTACGCACCTATTCCCGTAAAAAGGCAGATGGTACGAAAGAGACATGGGTCGATGTTTGCGAGCGAGTCATCAACGGCATGTACTCACTCCAGAAAGACCACGCCAAGAGCCAGCGTCTTCCATGGTCTGATGCCAAGGCTGCATCCTCTGCCAAGGAAGCATTCGACCGCCTGTGGAACCTCAAGTGGACACCACCAGGACGTGGCTTGTGGGTCATGGGTACACCGCTCGTCAACGAGCAACGCAACTCAGCAGCACTACAGAATTGTGCCTTCGTATCAACAGGTTCAATGACCAAGACAGACCCAGCAAAGCCATTCGCATTTCTCATGGAAGCATCAATGCTCGGTGTGGGCGTTGGGTTCGATGACAAAGGAGCAGACAAGGAGTTCAAGATCTATGCGCCAGAAGAAGACAGTACCGCTTATGTCATCCCAGACACACGAGAGGGATGGGTCGAATCAACCGCTGCCCTCCTCAATAGTTACCTTAAGCCAGATACGAAGAAGCCTGTCTTTGATTACTCGGTCATCCGACCAGCAGGAGAACCCATCAAGATCTTTGGTGGAACCGCAGCAGGTCCAGACCCACTAATCAGACTTCATACATTGATCATCAAGATGTTTGCGGGCCGTGCTGGTGAGTTACTTACTCGCCGTGACATCGCTGACATCGGAAACATGATTGGTGTCTGTGTTGTCTCTGGAAACGTTCGTCGTTCAGCAGAACTATTGATGGGTCGTCTTGATGACAAGGACTTCCTTAATCTTAAAAACTATGAAGTCTATCCAGAGCGTAACTTCTATGACCCAACAGGTAAAGATTCTGGTTGGGGATGGATGTCCAACAACAGCGTCGAAGTATCTGTTGGTCAGGATTTAACTCCAGCCATTGAGGGTATCGCCCGTAATGGTGAGCCTGGAGTTATCTGGATGGATGTATCTCGCAAATATGGTCGTCTAGCAGATCCAGAGAACAACAAGGACTGGCGTATCTCTGGCTACAACCCATGTGCTGAGCAGTCTCTTGAGTCATACGAGTGCTGTACTTTGGTTGAGACCTACTTGAACCGCCATACAGACATCGAGGATTACAAGCGCACACTTAAGTTTGCGTACCTCTATGCAAAGACTGTAACTCTTCTTCCAACACACTGGCAAGAAACGAACGCCATCATGCAGCGCAATCGCCGTATCGGTACATCGATGTCTGGTGTTGCTAACTTCGCTGACAACAATGGTTGGTCAGAACTTCGTACATGGATGGATGAAGGTTACAAAGTAATCCAGAGTTACGATAAGACCTACTCTGAATGGCTAGGTATTCGTGAGTCAATCAAGACCACAACTATCAAGCCATCAGGAACAGTCTCAATCCTTGCTGGTGAAAGCCCAGGAGTTCACTGGACTGTTGGTGGTCAATACTTCTACCGCACCATTCGTTTTGCTAACTCTGATCCAATGTTGCCTCTCTTTAAATTGGCTAACTACCGAGTAGAGCCTGCTGCATCAGACCCAACATCAACATCTGTCGTCTACTTCCCAATCAAGAGCAATGCTCGTCGTAGCGAACAGGATGTATCGATCTACGAGAAAATGGCACTTGCTGCAACCGCCCAAAGATATTGGTCAGATAATTCTGTTTCAGTAACAGTCTCATTTGATCCAAATACAGAGGCTTCGGCTATTGGTACGGCTTTGCATATGTACGATGGACAACTAAAGACTGTCTCATTCCTGCCTATGGACAATGGCTCATACGAGCAGATGCCTTACACCCAGATCACTGAGGAAGAGTATGAGAATGAAGGAACGATGAAGTTGTTCCCTATCGATCTTGCTGGTGTCTATGCTGGTATGGCTGCTGATGCTATTGGTGAGGCTTACTGCACTACCGATGCCTGTGAAGTGAAGTTGATCAAAGACAATCAGTAAAAAGTAAAGACTAGGAAGCCCTGCCTTTTGGTGGGGCTTCTTGCTTTGGTACTCCTGTTAACTTCCAATCAGGCTTGCTAGTGAGATGCCACTTCTTGCACTCTTTGCAGGCATATGCGCGACAAGGAAGATCTCGCGTCTTTCCTTGTGATATGGCATTCTTCCACGCTACTCGAAGTACTCGTTGTGCTTGTGATTCTGTTGCATAGGTACGCTTACCCGTGCACTGCATCATCGTCTCCTTTTTCTGTTAAACACCACTCTTCATGATGCTTAATGTGATTGGTTGGATTTTTTATGTACGAAATCATTGTCATCTCTGTTTGATTTATTGTAGATATTTTAAGTGAAAACAACGATGCGTCACATCGTTCGCATAATAGAACAACATAATCACCATCTAATCTCCAACCTACCTTGACTAAATGCTTCCAAAATAGTTCTTCGAACTCGCTCTTGGTAAGGCTATTGGCTTTTGATACTTGGCTATAGAAATCTTCTTTTGAATATTGGTGTGGTTTTGGGTTGTACGGCAACTCATCTTGCACCCATGTGCCTTTAATTTTGCGCTCTGTATCTTGGCGCTTCTTCTTCCAATCGTGATACTTATTCTCGCCCATATTTGGCATCTTATGCTCCATATCTATGAGATGCCCCTCTTTCGAGGGGCTCTCGTGCTTCTGCTATTACTTCTGCTTAGGCTTTGTCTTTCGTACTGCTTTGGTCTGATGACCTACAGTCTTAACAGCCACCTTTGCTTTATGTGCCTGAATGTGTGCCTTGTATGGATACATGGCTAACCAGTCTTGTACGACCTTCTGCCTTGTGCCCTTCCATGCACTCCAATTTCTGCCAGCATTGCTCATTTGATAAGCAATCTGTGCATTGGTCACAGGATTTAGCAGTTGAGCGTTGTACGCTAAACCGTAATAGGCTCGTCGATCTGCGCCCATCGAGCCAAGCATATTGATCTGGAATAAGCCATACGAGTTGTCTCCAGTATGGACATTCCCATTGTAATCAAGCGCATTTCCATGTGATTCTTTCATGGCTACCGCCCATGCATACTTCAAGGATTGACCCTTGAAGCCTACGGCTTGGAGCATCGTGACCAGTTCCGTTGGTTGAAACTTGGCATAGTTCTGATACTTCTTTAGCACTAGCATTTGGGCTTCTGCCTTACTAGGGGCTACGGCTGGGGCTGATAGCCCGATCATGGCTCCTAGTACTACTGCTGATGCTGAGATTGACCCCAGTATCACTCTTACTTTTGATATTGCTTTCATAGTTTCATCACTCCATAAAGTCATTGGCGAGTTCTCCTGCCGTTGACTGCTGGTGACGGAGTCGGTGTAAATACCTTTCCGTCGTTTTAATTGACTGGTGACCTAATCGCTCTTTGACCTCGTGCACATCTACCCCATTTTTTAGTAACTGGGTAGCGTTAGCGTGCCGAAGGTCGTGAGTTCTAGGAGTCCAGCCAATTCCTGACTTGGCTATTGCTTGGTTCCATGTAGTTCTCCATACTCCACGCGGTAAGTGGCTCGTCTCGTCGGTCATGGTCTGACTAATCCTAGCCTTGCCCTTAGCCTTCCGATACTCTCGTTTCGTCTGGCTACAGGCTTGGCATCGGCAACCCCCATGTGTATAGGAGTAGAGCGTTCCATGCTTGAAGCGTTTTCCCTCTGTTGCATAGGGCTCCAGAGTGTCGATCTCGCGTGAAGGTTCTAGTTTACCTGCCGTTAATACTATCGATCGAGGGAAGAGCAGGTCATCTTTCCGCAGCGAGTTAGCCGAGACATAGGCAGCAATCTCTTGTAATAGGGCTTTTGAGAGGGTTACAGAGCGTTTCTTGCCCGATTTAGTAGCATCTATGACCTTGAATCGCTCGCCAGCGTTGTATTGCGCCCCTAGATCACTGACTCGTCTCTGGATAAATACTTCGCCAGAGTTGAAATTAAAATCCTTTACCCTAAGTTCTGTAGCCTCACCGAATCTCGCCCCAGAGAGCACGAGCATCTTGGCAAGTAACTTCGCACCGGAACCGGTTCCGCAAGGCAAGTTACTTAGTATCTTCTTAAACTCGGCAGGTTCAAGGACATTCTGCAAGTCTGGCTGGCTGACCTTGATCTTGATGCCATGCGTGGGGTTGCTGGCGATCTCCTCACTCTCGACCAGCGAGGCGAAGGCTGAGCCCAGACACGCCTTGACCTGACCCAGCGTGGCTGGCTTGACCCCCTCAAGTCTGAGGTCACTAAGTAACTTTCGAATCTGGCGGGCAGAGATGGAAGTTACTTCATTTGCGCCTAAACGATCTCGAACATATGTACGAAAGGTCATGGTGTAGTTCTTCTTAGTGATCGGCATGAGATCAGTCGTTTGAATCCACTTGTCGAAGTAATCAGATAGGCTGGAATCAGCCTCAGAAGGCTCGCTAACGCCCAGAACCTCAGCACGCATACCCGAAGCCTCAGCCTGAGCATAGGAATCCCATGTGCCAGCAGAGAGCCGTTTGCCGTTGACTCGATAATAGGCGGTAAACCGCTTACCGCGTTGTACTACATAAGCCATAAGCCACCCTCCCTCAGAGTGTTACTGGTTAGTACCTTACTCGCCAGTAGAAAGTTAGTCAAAAGTATGGGTATCGAGTTACATAGAGAACCCAGAACGGTGGACTTACTGGTCGGCGTTGCCGTTCCAGAAGTCGGGATTGTAGGACTTATTGATTGGGTCATTGATGAGATCAGACCAATCACAGATGCAGTCCAAGCGGTTGCTTGAACAGTTAGGACAACGATAACGATCTCCCCTAAAGAGATCTTCTAAGTAAATGGTCACTATTCCTCCTAGTGACTTGGGGCGTAGTCTGGCTACGATTCCATGACAGGTTTAAGCAATGCCTACATAGTTACACCTCCACTACCTGAGTGGTGATAAGGTCGTAGGCATCGGTGAATGCCTCCACGATCGTGACACCACTGCCTACTGCGACAGTCCTCTCCTTCTTGTCGGTTAGATTGACCACGATGCGATCAGAGAGTACCGCTACATCGATCTCGTACTTACTAGCACTTTTTGCCATATTAGTTTCCCTTGCTCTCTCGTTTAGTTATCCATGTATCGATTGTTGACTTACTCCACAGAGGTTTGTTGCCGATCTGTAGATCTGGCTCTGGAAGGGTGTTTCGCTTTCGATGCCTGTATATCGTGTCGTACTTCAGACCCGATAATTTTGCGATGTCGGTATATGTAAGCCATTCGCTCATGCTTTAGTACTCTCCTAAGATTGATCTTCATCGGTTATATCTCGCTTATCTATGTAGTCTAAAAATTGATCTAAGATCTTTGTTAGATCATCTACTGAGTGCTCGGTGAACCCAAGCAGGATCTCGATCACTTTCATAAGCCCCCAGATAATCATCTCTGGCTCTATGTCATTCTCTGAGAGAACGCGATCAAGATGATCGTTGGCTAGGTATTCCTTGATCTCTGGCGGTAATCCGTCTGGTCGCTCTGCCTCTACCTTGAAGCCACGAGCCACCTTGATAAACTCACTAGCGATCAAGATCGATTTGCGTAGTTCTAGTGCTTCTTGGTTCATGTATTACCCCTTTATATTCTGTTTGCAGTTGAAGCAGATGAAGATCATGCGTTCACCTTCATTGTTATGGATTGTGTGACCAGAGGCGATGCGCCCCTTCTGATTGCAAGAGTCACAGAGATCTAGATCTTCTGGGTTGACTCTGATGATTTCGGCATAGCCCATTTACTTCACCTTTCCTGTCTTTACATACTTGTGTAAGTAATCTTTATTCTTCTTGCTGGTTCTGATCTTGTGGCAATAGGCACAGCGCACCACGCACTTGCCGATCTCCTTCTGCAGTTTGATCAGTGGAATACCCTCTTGAATGCCGAGAGAGATGTCGAATGATTTGCGCCCTCTAACATGGTCGAAGTCCAACCCCCTGATGTCTGCGTTGCCACAGTCCACGCATGGGTTCTCTGACTTGTACTCAGCAACATAGGCTTGAAGTACTGCACGCCTCTTTGCCTTTGCATACTTCGTCTGCTTGATCATCACCTTGTGATTGTCGGTGTAGTGATCGTAACTAGATTTCTTCTGGCACGACCTGCATTGAGTCTGCAATTTATCAGGTCGTGCACTATTGCGATTGTAAAGATGTCGAGCCTTGTAGCGATTGCACTTGAAGCATCGCTTGGTCGTTGCTTTCATTACGCCACCTTTCGTCTATTGCGTGATACATAGAGTGGAGAGTTGTAACTCTTTCCGTAGTACATCTTTCCTCCCCATATTCCATATATCTGTGTTTGACTCTCTGCATATTCGGCGCACTGATTAAGTAGTGGACATTTCTTGCAGACTTTAACTGCTTGTTGAATGTCTCTTCGAATCTCGAAGTTATTATCAGGAAAGAATATCTCTGGGTCTATTTGAGCGCAGAGTTGTGTGCCGTCATATGGTGGTTGCAATTAATAGCCTCCTAAGCAGTCCTTGCCTTTGGTGTGAAGTGGTAATGCGTTCTGCATCTCGTAGAGCGTTGGTGCGTAGAGCATAGACTTACAGGCAGAGCATTCATAGTGCCACTCCTCTGCCTGTGCATCGTATTGAAAGCCCTTGTCATTCATGCGTTTGCTTTTTCATTAGTGACTTTACTGAGAAGATCTGTGATCTCTTGTTCACTCACTGGCTCCCAGCCTTCACCTTCATCGTACTGCCATTGATCAAGGAGTTCTAAAAGAGCAACTCGAATGACATTGAGTTCTGGCGCTGTAAATGGCGTATTGAGATCATACGCATTAGTGCAGGTCTGACACATTTCTGTGCGATCAACTAATTCGTTTACTTCATAACCACAGTTTGAACAGGTCATGTCATGCTCCTATCTTTACGAAGTTGTGTGATTGAGTTTCAATTAAATCTCCCTCTACTACAGATATGTCAGAGAGGTTGAGTGTCTTGTACTTCATGGTGTGAGGGTTGCTAGGAGTCGTGTAGCCCACGATGAACCTGCGACCCTGAGTGCCTACAACTATGCCGTTGCGTAATCTGCCATGCGCTTGAATCCAGACCCAGTCATTAACCTTTAGGTTGTAGGGCTGAGCCATTACTTTACCCCACACTAGATTTCCTGCTAACTCGTTAAGCACTGACTTGTGATCAAGAAGAACCGCCTCAATATCGATGCGCTTCTTGGCTTTGTTGGTTGTCTGCTTGTGCGAGGTAGTCTGGAAGTTGTCAACGATGAATCGATCATCGCCCCAGAGATGACCAAGTACTTCTGGCTCTACATCGAGATCTCGAATGCGCCATGAGTATGCTGAGTACTTAGTCTCTGTCTGCCACTCAGCACGATCTGGTAGAGAGATTGCCTTGTGCTCATCGAAGTACCCACAGTGACCATTCTCAAGAACGAATGCCCAACTCATTGTGATCTTACGAATGATGAGTTGATGACCTTTATAGGTCTCTTCGGTATATGAGATATCTGAGCAACGAATCTCTGCAGTGTTGCCTATATTCCTACGATTAACCCATGACCCGTACCAGACCTTACCTACCTTGTCTGAGTACTGGCTCTGGTTCTCGTAGTAATCCTTCAACCGCTTTAAGTAAAATGAATCTGTCATCGCACCATATCCCTTGCTTCTAGAACCTTCTCTACTAATACCTGCATGAGTGATAGATCGAGATCGAATCGGTAAGTAGGAACATACTCACCCTGCTCGTTGCGCTTGTTACGGCTTGAGAGTTCAATCCCGTCAACTCGATTGCCAATGATTGTCCGAAGAGAATCTTTGACTGCCTTAGCAACGCGATCAGCACGCTCTTGTAATTCGCGCTCTAATCTTTGGCGTTCCTCTCTCTGCTTGCGCTCTATCTCAAGGCGAATGCGCTCAGCCTCTTCTTCTTGAGTCCAGCGTTCCTCTAGAGAGGAGTACTCAGCCACAATATCCTGAGGTCGAGAGACCCAGTAGAGAGTGTTACCGAATGAATCTGACTTCACTAGGTAGCCCACAGAACGAGAGCCCTGAGGGGCTGGCTTAAAGGTCGCATCGTTAGGGTTCTCTGATCGATAGACCTCGTATGCATACTTATCGAGACTGACTAACTCAGCCTTAGATACATCTCGGCGTTGAGCCTTTGCTGGGTTCTTCTTATCTGCTGAGGAGTAATCCCATGAAGGAATTACTCCATACTTGATACCAACCTTGAGTTCTGCTTGCTTCACTGTTCGCTCCTTACGCGTTAGTTAATCTGCGAGAGATCGCGTACTTAACGATCGCTCTTGCCATTGTGATGAGATCAAGAGGGTTAGCAACTACTGCACCGATCTCACAGTTGTGAGCCTTCTCAGCAGTAAGTACTACCTCTTCATGCTTCTCTGGGATATACGCGAAGGCAGTCAATACTCCTGACTGACCCATGCGCTTGATTGCATCTTCGTTTGCATCTTGATTGCCGTACCACTCGCCGTCAGTAATGATGAAGAAGATCTTGATCTTGCGATCACTCTCAGCAAGCAACTTCGTTGCATACTTGATCGCTTGATCTGGCTCTGTGCCACCGCCACTGAATGCATCTCGAATCTGAGAATTAGATTTCTCACTAGCGCGATACAGGACATGAGTTTCATCGCAGAATGTCAGCACTGTT